TCTACAGCCAATTGGTTTTGAGCTTCGGTTTGCTTTTGAAACTGACTTGCCGCCATTTCGAGTTGTTGAATCTTTTCCTCGATCTGGCTGACGCGCGGATCAATGGTGGATGCACCATTTCCTGTAGCAGCGGGAGCGCCGTTACCGGAGAGCAGTTGCTGGACTTGCTCAAAAGAGATGCCAAACTGCCGCATCGTTTCGGCGACAGCATGGGCTTTTTGTACCGGGGAGCCGGTATGCAAAATGGATGCGGTCTTCATGAGATTCGCAATCACCTGCTTCGGTGTTGCGTTCTGAGACCGAATGAGTTGTTCGTAGGGCTTGAACTCATTCAAGAGTTCATCGGCCACCTGGGCCTTCGTTTTATATGATTCGATGCCCTTCGTGAAATCGGTTTCGCGCCGAACGAAATCATTCAAGAGGTCGACGGGCGCGGAATCCCAATACTGCTTCAGCTCCGCCTTTAGCGACTTCGGCATATCCGGCCGAGGGATCGGTGGCGGTTCCGGAGCCTTCGGCGGACCATTAAATTTACCTTCCGGTGTTCGCGGCTGATGCTGGGCATGGCTGCCCCGCGCGGTGATCTTGTCCATTTCGCGCGTGAGCATCTCGCGACGGTTTGTGGTGGGTGGCAGTTCCTGCGCGGACGGAGCAGCGGGCTCCGGTGCCGGTGCGGGCGCAGACGGTTCGGTTACAGGTTGCGGTAATTGGGATTCTTCTGCTGACATTTAACGCCTCTTGGCGAGTTCTCTCGCCGTCTCGAATGCAAGATTGATCAAGGTGATGCGGTCTGGAGTGGGCCGGTTGTGGAGCTTGTTCTTCACTTCGTTGTTGAGCCGTGTCCGCTCATAGTCCCGCGCTTCCAGTACGTTCACATCGGCAGGACGGGTATCTTTTGGTGCTTTTGCCAGATCCGCCGCAAAGGCCGCTTTTCGCTTTTCCCATTGCGTCTTCGAAGCAGCCAAGTCTCCATGGCTCATTTCCACTGTGCCGGTCCGCTTCAAGTGCTCTCGCCATTGGCGCTTGCCCGAAATCGTTTGCTTGCCGCCGGGAAGCGCGAATTCTTTCAGGTCATCCTGAACGTGGACCCGCGCGGTTGGCGTCGAGTCCAGTTCGACCCAATGGCCATCTTTATCGGCAACGTAGCGCTTCAATCGAAAAATCCTAAAAGGAACAAAATCTCCTCGTCTTCCAGTTCACGCTGCAACCGCATCTGCAAGGCCCGCGCTTCCGCTGCAATCTTCGGGTCGAGAATCCTGATCTCGCGTAACGGACCCGCTAAAGCCGCGACCGTCTCCGGCGTGGGCGTGAGCGCAGGGACAACGACGGCTGTGGGCCGGGGATTTGCACCCGCAATCGCCGGTACAGACTGCGGTGTTTCGGGCTTCTTGGCTGGTGGATTCTGCCACGGTTGCGGCCATACGTCGGGCTCTTCGGTCTTGCGTTTCCGTTTGCGCTTCTTCTCGGCTCCGCCGCCAGGATCGGGAAATCCGCCTGTGGCGACAATAACGTCTTCGGTCCAGTACTGACCGAAGAGAAGCGAACCAAACATTTAATCTTTCAATGCTTCAGGCGGCCATTTAATCCCGGTGATCTCCGCATAAATTGCCAGCTTCGCATAGAGCGTAAGGTTATGGGTCATCTCCAAAACCTTGAGGATATTCTTCTTTTCTTCTTCGGTCATTAGTTCACCCCGGAAGTCTCTTCCTCGATGCCGGTGATAAAATTGTCCTTGTCGCGCAGGACCTTTTTCTTCTTGGGCCGCGTGGTTTCCTTCAGCAAGGCGGCAAGCTTCTCGCTCATGTCGGGAAGAACCGCATCGACGGCATTGTTTTCCTTCTTGGCCAGATCGCCCGCGACCTTCTTATCGGTGGTCTCGGTTTGCGTCTTCGCGCCAATCTGAGCAATCTCCAGTTGCGTCACCGCCTGCAATTGCGCCTTGTACCATTCGGTTTCGTTCTGCATGGTCGCAATCGCGAGATCGACCTGCTTGCCGAGCTTCTCCAGTTCCTTCTGCTGTTCCGCCTTCATGCGCTCCAATTGCGCTTCCTGTTGAAGCTTCGACTGCTGGGTTTCCTTATCGAATTGCGCTTTCATTTGCGCCGACTGCGTGTCGACCATGGCCCGCATCTTGTCGGATTCCATCTTTGCCTGAGCTTCAATCATCTCCGGGGGAGGCGGAGGATTCATGGCCCGTTGCATGGCCGCTGCCTGTAAGGCCTTCATGGCCTGTTCAATTGCGGCTTCGAGGCCACGACCCGCACGGAACCGGCGGACGCCGAACAACAGAATTTCTGACGCCATTGGCAAGGTTTCCGGTGCCTGGGCCACCATCGGCACCATCTCTTTCAATAAGGCGCTGATGGCCGTGATCGCCTCGACGGCGGCATCCTTCTCGCCCTCTTCATCAATTTGGGCGAGCGAATCGCTCTCGACAACAATCCGGAAATCCCGGACGGTGGAATTCTGCAGAAGCTGTTGCGCCTGTGCCAGGAGCTCCGGATTCTTGCCGTCGGTCGTCCCTTCTACCCCGGACATCTTCACGAGCAGTTCTGGCGGGTAAAACTTGCACATGATCTGGGCCTTGAGCTTGAAGATATCCGCCGCGAATCGGGCTACATCCACTTGGGAATTTCTAAGACGTAAAGATCCGAACTGCACCTTATACTTCTGCGCTCCGAGCGTCTCATCGGCCTTCGTTGCCCCACGCACAATGTCGGAAATGCCGCAGATTTCATAGATGGTCTGTTTCGTCTGTTCCCGCGCGGTATACAACGCCCCTAACGCCTGCAACTGCGTGGTCAGGTCCAGCAACATGACGTTGCCTTCCAGGCCACCCTTTTCCGCCAACGCGGCCCAGTTCTGAACGGGGAACATCTTGTTGTCGATGCCCTCATTGAGCATGCGCCCGACCTCAGGGAACTCCTTATTGAAAACCCCGACCGCCTTGATGGCCTTCGCCAGTTTCGAAATCCGTCCCGTGAGCACATCGAGTTCTTCGGCCTGATCCTGATACTCACAATAGTCGGGAATCGGAATCAGCGTGCCTCGGGTTGTCGTGGCAAACAGGGGCTTCGGGCAAGGGAAAAAGCCTTCCAACTGCATCGTGTCGGGCTTTTCATCAAGAGCGGCAGGAAAGTCCGCGCACACCCAACAGATGGTGCGGGAGCGGATATCCCAGATTTCCCACACCTTGGCTTCCTTGCGCTGGGTATCGTCGGGATTGGCTTCACTCTTTTTGACGCCCGACTCCGCCGCCGATTCGGTCAAAGGCACCATATCGAAGATCTTACCGAAGCGGGCGAGACCTTTCGCCTTCGTCAGGTAAATGGCGCGGGCCACCCACCAGACCTCATCCCAGGTGCGGGCCGGCGAATGGAGGAAATCTTTCCAGTAAACGTATTCGACCGGCGAGTATTCCTTATCCACCGATTGCTGATCAATATCGGAGGTATCGAGCCGCAGCCACGCCGTGCCGCGTCCGGGAAGCAGGCGATCTTCGACCGCGCCCGACATGGTGGCGTCAAAACTCGGAAACTGCTCGACCTCATACTCAAGGGCCCGTTCTAAGATGAGAGAAGCCAGCCGCCCGGCGGGATCTTGATCCTTGTAACGGCGTCCGACCTGTGGCTTCGCGGGCCGTCCATATAAAGAAGGAGAGAGGACCTCGACATTAGACCAAAGGATATTGAACTTCGGCTTGGCCTGCTCGGTCGCGGTCCGTTCATCACGATACCGGGACACGACCATTTCGCCGCGCGTGGTCCACTTCTTAAACATCTCCGTGGCATGGTCGAGCTGCTCACGCCAGTAGAGCCCGCGCTCCCGCGTGCGGGGATCTTCAGGATCTTTCGTTTTAGCCATCGGAGAAACTGTCAATCACGGCAAAGATGCCATTTTGGCGCAAGCGCACGCCGAAACTGTTTCGCTCTTTGTAAAACTCCACCCATTCGGCAAGAGTCTTTTCGGCGACTAAGAACGTGCAGACATCATCCTGAAAGTCGGTGCGGGCCACATTCCACCATTGGCCTTGATAATGAATCTGAATCCCGGTGGAAGGTCCATACCAGCGCGGGCGATCCACAAGCCGGTACTCGGCCTCGTCCATGACCGCCGCCGCCTCTTCCGGTAAAAGATCGACAGGAGGCCGCGCGCCCTTGAGGCGTTGATTAAAGATTTCGCTTTCCGTCATTAGCTGAAGGCGACAAAGAAGGTCACGTCAATGGTCCCACCGACCGTGACATGAAGGATCCCATCGAAATCCATGGGGTAGGGGATAAAGGTGCCCGCCGCTGGCGTCAAGGTCCCGCCCGTGACGGTACCCCCCGACCCCCCACGCCGTAACACCAGCGTCCCCGAACTGGTCGAATTGACGACAAAGCCGAGCAGCTTACCGCCCTGCGAGGTGGTCGACCCCGCAACATTGCCCGTCGCCGTGATGTTGATCGGTGCGCCACACTGTGTGACGATCATATGCGTTGAACCTCCGCTTCCTTTTCTTCATGACGGGCCCAGAGTTCATCCAGGGTCAGCCGATGGACCGAGGGAAACTGCTCAATGAGGGGCCTCCGTGGCACGATCGGCTCCGGGCGCTCTCGCCGTTCCGCAATGGCGAGCATCCGAAACGCATCTGCCGCATGCGTGGCCCAATTCCGAAGCGGCTTCTCCATGAAGTCCTTGCGATCTTCATTGTATTGCCGCTGGTACTGCCGTAACGACTCCACCCCACCCATCGAATCCGCATTGCACCGATGATCAAAAAACGTCCGCGCCAGCGCCGTCCGTGCCGCCTGGATCCCATCATAGAGGGACAGCGGCGGCACAATCTCTAAGGTGGAAAACCCTAAATACTTCGCGAGCTTCTCCATGACCGATTTGCCGTCACTCCCCAACGTCTCGGCCCGGGCATCGTGGGGCAGCCAATGGCGTCCATACTGATACCCCCGCGACAACGCCCGGTTCACCACTTCCATCGTGATATCGCCCGGCACAAAGTCCATCCCATCAAACTCTTCAATCTTTCCGCCAGACACCCGGAAATGATCCAGTACCCGAATCTCATTCGCGATGTTCTGATAAAACCAGATCGAGGTATCGTCCCCGTGGCCAATATCCCAGGCGGTGTAAACGGGGTAATTCGGATCAAACAGAACCTCGCGGATCCGCCCTTCCGCATCGATCTTGGTCATCTCCTTGCCGTAATACGCCCCGAGAATCGCCGCATCAAAGGAACA